AAGACGACGTAGTTGTGTCCCTTGTCTCCTGTGCCTCCGGTAAGGAATGCGACCGGGTAGCGCACCCCGTCAAAGCCCGCACCGAGCAGGAACAGGGAAGCTGTTTTCTTCGACCCGAGGCTGCGCATTGCCGCGGTGTATAGCTCTTCTCCTGTTGCCGCTTCCCCGACCGCGTCCATTTTCCCGAGTAGCATCTGTAGCTCGTCGACCATCGCTTCGAGGTCGTCTTTCGCCACGTCTACGTTGACGACCTCTCCCTCGAAGATGCTCAGCGCTTTCTTCAGGTCGTCGTTGTTTTCTGGTTTCTCTATGGTGCCGTACAGCTCCTGCGCGTACTTGAGGGCGTCCTCCAGATCCTCGTCGGGGACCGGCTTCTCCCATTGGAGCCATCGGCCTTCGATACCATCGGCTGACCTCGGGGTCTTGGCTGTGGGAATGAGGTACAAGAACGGCTTGTCATTAGGCCCTGTGAAAAATGCATCTATCGCATAAGCGGCAGTTTTCCTTTCAGGAGGGACGCCCTTGTTTTCTGGATCAAAGTTTTCTGCGAGCACCATCATGGCCAGTTTTGTAATGGCTCTGGAGTGCTCCTTCATCTCTTCTGGCATGGTATCCGGATAAATATTCCCGTCCGCGTCCAGCCAATCTTCAAGAATCTTTGCGTCAAGCTCTGGTATGTTTCCAGTCTGTGCAAGAGCGTCCTTTATCCAATCGAGCAGTGCTTCCACCTCCTCGACGTCTGCCTCTTCACCCATCCCTGATTCGTTCCAGAATTCCGCTATGTCATCAGCTTTATAATCCCCGATATGCGTTCCAAGCTCTGCTTGTCCGGTGGCAAGCATTCCGGTGGATAGCTTCTCGTATCCGCCAGAGTTCGTGTTCCGTTTTCCCTTCGGATTGATATCCGTCCGGTACAGCCAGTGCCCACCTTCGATGTCTGCTCCGGCGTCCCAGTCTACGTTTTCGTTAATGAATGTCACGGTGTTGCGTATGTCTTTGGCGAGTGTGGTCCCGTTTACGTCGTCGTCGTACTCGGCTCGCTGCAGCTCTTCCTTCGCTATCTTTTCAAAAAGCGGCTTGAGAATTGCTGCGAATTCCGGTCCTGAGAGCGGTGTCTCTACCGGGAGGTCGCTGATTTCCCTGTTCAGTCTTTCGATGAACCGCCCATGTCCGGCGCTGGTTGTCATCGTCAACACACCCTTGTTCTTGGTCATCATGTGGATCACGGGATCTTCACCGAGGCGCTTGGCGTACTGACTCCTTGCTACGCCCTGGTTCTCGGTGAGGTACGTTCCCCATCCGTACACCTGGTGGCCTTCTCCTGTGCCCATGAATGAGTGGTCGAACCGGTCAAACCCTGCCTTGGCTCCGTGGTGTGTGGTGATGGAGTAGAGGTCCTGTTTGATCTCTCCGTTCGCGTTCTTGCGCTCCAGAGTCGCAGGCTCTCGGGATCCTTCCCCCTGGAACAGTGGCAAACCCTGGCGCATGATGCTCTCGCGCATTTCATCGGTTATCGGCAGTGAGTGGATGGTTTGCGAGCCTTGTTCCTTGACCTCGTAGTAGGTCATTTTGTTCTGCTCTGCGAATGCCTCGGCCGCTTCTCTGCTGTTGAAGGTCCGGTCAATTGAAAGCCTGCCGTCCGCTGGGGTTCCGCCGGCTTCGTATATTCCAAACATCCCGGTACCGTTCGACAGGCTCGTATCTTCGACCTTGGCTCCGTACTTCTTCCCGAGCTTGTTGGCGTAGTCGACGAGCATCTTGTCGTAGAATCCCTTCATTCCCTCGCCACCGAACTTGAGGTCGATCCCGCGTAGTTGCGATTCGCCTGCAACTCGCGGCGTGGTGAGTAGTTTTTTGGCGATCTCTTTTCCTACGTATTCCTCGATCGATGTCTCGGCCATGTACTGGTCGATGACGCTGGTACCGTGCTGGTGCCCGACAAGGCGACCGTATCCAGGCTTATCCTCGCCGGCGGGTACCCAGGCCAGCTCGTCAACCTGCTTTGATAGGTCGTACCTGTCAGCCTGCTGCTCTCCTGTCGTCCAGCCTACAGCGTCGTAGAAGTTCTCCGCTGCTTCCCGGAGGATCCTCTTGAACACGAACTCATGCCAGGTCTTCTTAAACGGGGCGTCAGGGACTCGTTTGGCATCTTCCATTGTTGCCGGAACTTCACCGCCAAACACGCCAGGGATGGTCTTGGCCTCTGATTTATATCCGTATTTCCTTCCCTCTTGGTGCCAGTCTGATTGTATCTCTTCGACGAAGAGCAGCCTTTTCCCCTGGCTGTCGGTCCGGTCGTTGAGTCTCGTGTGGGCCAAGACATTCTTTTTCACATCCCAGTGGGATGAGATATAAGGTTTTGGGAACGACCCCTGACGCATAGAGGCTTGCTGCTTCGCCTCTTCTAGATCCTCAGTCTGCAATGTCCATCCAGATCCATCTGGCCCAATAAGGAAGTAATCGCCATTCCTGCCTTTTTCTATGGTGTATCCCGGCTTCAAGGCACCGGGTTTTTCCGGCAGTATGAACAACAGTTCTCTGTAGTTTTCCCCGCCCGGGAGCACATGCGGGGCGTATTTTGGTTTTGACTCATGATTGAATCCAATTTCATGCAGCCTGCTTCGTATCTTGCTGACCTCTTCAGCTTTCGCTTCATCTGGCCCGGTAGCTTCAAGCAGTAGTTTCTCCAGTTTTTTTGTCAGCTCTTTCTCTTCTCGGTTGCTCTTCTCGACTTCTGTTATCTTGATCTTGTTGGCATCCAGGTGTTCCTGTACTTGGGCAGGCGTCAGCTTCTCGTCTGTGTTCAGGAATGCCTCGAGCCCGGTCCACTCCAGCTCTTCGGCTTTCACGCCAGCGGCTCGGAGCGTGGACAGGATCTGCTTGCCTGGCATCTTGCTCCACGGTTTCTTCTCGATGATCTCGTCGGTCTTGTAGGTGAGTTCTCCCTGGTACAGCTCGGGGTATCCCTTGGGCGATGCTCCGTTTGTCTCCCCCTGGAATATGTCGAGCATTTCTTCCTGCGGTGGTTCTTTCGCAGGCTTCTCCGTGGAACGTTCAGCCGCGGTGTCCTGCATGCCGTCGCTGGTCTCTGGTTGTTTCACATGGAACACTGCCTCGTCTCCGAACAGCTTGTCGAAGTACGCGGTCAGTTCCGGGTTCATCTCGACCCTGGCTCCTTTGAGCCCTTTGTAGATGTCGAGGATCCACGCCTTGAACTTTTCAAATATCCCCTGCAGCTCGGGCTTCGGAGCTTTCCCGGTGACGAGGTAGTCTTCCATCGCGTAGGTGAATGCTTCCCAGTAGGTCTGGTTGTTTTTTGGATTGTATTCTGCCGTCCAGCCCTTAAAGTCGGCATCCCAGTTTCCATTCTCGACTCCAATGGCGCGCTCTATGGTATCCAGGACGGACAGGACCTGCTCCGGGTTCTTGACTGTGATCGTGCCCTTGCGCACCGCCAGCATGAAGTTAGTCATTCCGTGGGTCGCTTCGTGGAGCAATGTCGAAGGATTGGACCCTTTTGCGAGGTCCATCAGCGGCCTTGGGTCAATGCCTGAATACGCCCACGTCGTCGCTCCGGCTGTTCCCTGGGCTATCATTTTAGGGGTCACAACGCGCCCGCTCTCAAGCCTTCCGTCTTTCCCTTTTACGAGCTGCGGGACGAATATCTGCGGGTGGTACATGGCGTCGGCCATTTCCTCCCCGGTGTACCCAAACTGGCGACCAAGCATCGCGTGAAGGTTGATGCCGTATCGTACTTCCTCGTCTGACCACCCGGGGGCCACGGCACGGAGCTTGGTTTCCATGTATTCCGTGGTGATCTTGCTCGGGGTATCGGTATCGACCGTAAACCACGAAAGCCCGGCCGATTCGCCCCGAGGGTTCTGCTTTACCATGAGCGCTTTCAGCGCCGCCTGGTTGTTGCTCTTGGGGTCAAACTCTATGTCCCAGCCTGCAAAATTTAACGCCAGGCTCTTCATGAGCTCAAGGTTGACCGCGGGGCTCGCTCCGCCCTTGAGGCCCAGGACCCGCATGGTGCCCGGTTTGCTGCCCTGGCCTGCCTCAAACTCGTACCGCGCTGTTGCCAGCGTCTTCCCTGTTGCGCCATCGACAGCAGAGAGCGCGTATTCCTCGCCTTCGAGGACCGTGCTGCGGACCATGCGCATGTTTTTGGGTGCGCCTTCCGCTGCGCGCTTCTCGAATACCTCGAGGTCTTCGTCCTTGATGGAAAACTCGCCGCCGGTCTCCTCTGACTTCATGATCTTCGTTGCCCTGGTAGCTGTCTTTGCTGCGTTGCCAGCTCCAAAGATCGCGCCTACGCCCAGTGGTATCGCCCGCATGGCGGTCATGCCCATCGCGCTCTGCACGAGGGTGTCGGTGATCCTCTCGCGTACTTCCCTTGCCTGTATGGGCGAGAGCTTCGTCCCGTCCAGGTCGTTGGTGATGTCCTTGGCGTATTCTGCCGCTACGATGCTCGCTGTTTCCTGAAGAACCTCCTGCAAAGTCTCGGAGGCAATCCCGGCCGCAGCTTCCCCGAGCTTCGATTTCTCTGCGTTCACGAAGTTTTTAAACACCCGCTGCACCGCGCCGGCCCTGGTTGCGGCTTTGGCTACGGTCTTGGTGCTCTTCTGCACCGCGGCCTTGATGCCGGCCGCTCCTGCGATGCTCATGATGAACTCGTCCGCCGGCAGCATTTCCGTCGCACCCGCGATGGCTCCGTACACCTGGGCCACGCTCCACGCCACCTTGGGGTTTACGCGCTCTACAACCTCTTTGCCGTCAACCATGCGTTTCTCGCCTGTCTGCAGCAGGTCGTAGTACAGGGCTCCGGTCTCCAGTTCCTTGGTCATCTGCAGCGCGCCCATGGCGTTGCCTGCCCTGAATCCCATCATGAGAATCGCAGGAACCGCGAGCGCTCCTATTCCGGTGAAAGACACGCCCAGCGCGAGCCCTACGGATATGGCACCCGCTGCGCCTGCGGCCCCCGCCACGCCTCCCGTCAGCCCTCCCTTGAGTGATTCCACCTGTGAAGGGATAAACTGCGCCGCAGCCTTGAGCGCTTCGATGGGGAGGTTGCGTTTGATCTGGTCCTGGGCCGGCATGTATGACTCGATATCCCGGATCCGCGCGAGGATAGCTTCGTCTGTTCCTCCGGTCTGACCGAGCTGGTATGCCAGCTTCGATATCTCGGTTGTAAGGGTCGCCGCCTGCCATGTGGTCTGGATTGCCTGGTGCCATGCCTTCGGGGACTGGGCCTTGCCGTAGTATCCTTCGGCTATGCTTTCGAAGTTGTTGTAAGCATCGTCGAAGGAGACTCCCTCAAGCATTGAAAGGTAGTATGCTGAATTCAGCTTTGATTCTTCTTCGAGGGGGTTGGCTGCCTTGGATATTCGGTCGCGGAACAGATCGGCATACGCTGCTGGCTTGTAGACTCCTTCTGGAGCGCCGGAATACAGGGGTTCGTACACATCGGCAGGGGTCAGGTCTCCGTATCGAGCGAGGGTTTCAAGGTCTGCCGGCTGTTGCTGCTCTGGAGATGGCTCTTCTGTAGCCGGCTGGGCTTTGCCCATCTTGCGATCCATGAGCCCCTGAATGCGCTGAACCTCCGGGTCTATGGCAGCTTGCTCTGACGTGCTTGTCTCTGATGGGGTTGTTTCTGCCGCCGGGATCGTCCTCCCGCCCATTCCTATGGACGACTGCAGCCGCTTCCTGTATTCCTCATCGTAATCTGACATTATTTAGCCGCCTTTATAAACTTCGTACCGTTCCAGGTGTACCCATTGTCGTAGTACCAGTATCGTTTCGCTTCAAGCCCATTGGCCTCGGTGTTCCATCTTCTTTCGCTGAATCCAGGAGGTGCCGAATATATTTTAGCTTCAGACGGCCAACTTGAAACTATATTCTTCCTTACCTGCGCAGCTTTTGCTGCTTCGCTTATCGCTACATCTTTATCATCTTTTACGGCGGCCGGCAGTGCCCATCCATCCCTCTGGAGGGATTTGCGGGGGTCTATTGCATAGAACTTCTTGGTCTCAGGATCCTGCAGCATGGACTTTACGTCTCCACTATTGGTGCTGAAGTCCTGCCTCAAGAGCCCTGCTTCACGCTTGCCGTTCTGAGTCAGAACTAACACGCTTGTGTAGGTGGTTTTTGAACCGTCTTTTCTGGTGAAGGTGGAGCCTGGTAAATAATTTCCTACTCCCAATGCTGGATTAGGCATCCAGTACATCGGATTTTTCGACCAATCAACCGTACGTCCTTCGGCTATTTCAGCCTCTTCAATTTCTCGCTGCGATGCTACTGCGTGTGATTCCAGTGCGGCCTTGGATTGGTATGAAATCGGGGCAGATATTCCCTTTTGAGGGTCGCCTCCAATATGGAATTGAAAATCTCCGTCTTGGAGTCCCTGCGCTATCCTGTCTTCGTCCTGGGAGAACGTGGTTGGAGAATTAAACCGGCCCCTTACCAGTTCGCTGACCATTTTTTCGCTTTTGGCTATTTCTAGAAACTTTAACACATCATCTTTGGAAGCGTCGGGGTACAGTGCCTGCTGGTTGTTGATGTACTCCATTGCGCGGATCTTCATTCCAGGATCTTTAATTGCAGAAATCGTATCGATGGCAATTCCATAGGCACCATTGTTCGGGTTTTTGATATCCATAAGGATGCCAGTAGCCTGGCCCATCTGTCCCGCGCCGGCTAATGCTGCCGCATAATCCTGAACCATCTTCTCGGCTCCTTCTGGAGAAGCTTCATGAGTTGAATATTTTCCGGTAACTGGGTTAAAAAACTTTACAAATGGAGTAGATCCTGTAGCACCTGCGCTCTGTCTGGCGTATTTCATGTACTCAAGGGTACCTATGATGTTTCGAGCAATGGATAGATCGGTCTGGCTCCCCTTATCTCCTCTTTCAAATCCGAACAACCTATCGTGCCAGTAAACCTTTCGGTCCTGGTCGAGTTTTGTATCCTCGATTATGTCATGAGTAAGCGGGGTGATGCCTTTTTTGGCATCCTCGGAAAGCGTGTAGTAGCTCCACATTTTTTCAACCTCGGAGTCGATCTCATCTTGCTCGAGGGCATGGTACGCCTTGATATCGCTCTCGACGAGGGCCTTCACTTCGTCTCCAGCCATGAACGTTCGCATCGCTCCTGTGTACTCGAGGACGTCGTCAGCTATGAACTTGAGCGCGGCCGCCAGGCCCTTTTCAGCATGGATGGCTTTCGCCTCATCGGTGAGACCTTTGCGGATAATCACCTGGGAAAGCGAGGCCATCCTGGTCTGCAGCTCTTCGTCGCTTATGAGGTTTCTGTCGCGGAGAGTCGTAAGCCTACGCTCTGCAAATTCAAACGCATCCTGGCCCCTTGCGCCTCCGGTGCGGATCGTCTCCAGTATTATTCTTTCTTCCGCGCTTACCGTGTCGCTAGCCCAAGATTTATACTGGACATCGAACACCCGGGATTTCTGCTCGAGGGCTGCCTGTCCCCAGTATTCTCCGAGGTTCTTCTTGGCGAGCGGGTTGGCCACCTTGTCGACACGCTCCTGGATCTGCTTGGAGAACTCGTCCCACTTCCCCATGTATCCGGCTTCATCTGTAACTGTCGACCCCGGTACCCCGTGGTCAGGGTCGGTGTAGAGTCCCTTGGTGAAGGCGTCTATGTCCTGGGCTATGGCGAGCGCTTCTTCATTGTACTTCCGGTCGGCGTCGGCCACGTAGATTGTCTCGCCCAGCCCCTGTACCGAGTTCCCGAAGCCCTGCAGCGCGTTTCCTATGTAGCTCATGATTCCCCTTACCTTACGCCACGCTGTCTAGATCCGTTTGCGTCCGTGCTTTCCCCGAACCCGCCCTGCCCAATGGCCCACTTGCCTATGTTCGCTGCGGCGCTTCCCGCGGTGAGCAGGTCTCCCCACATCGAGTCCGAACCCCACCAGTTGCCCCATGAGAGGTAATCGCTGTTTTCATCGATGACGCCCTGAAGGTAGGTGGTCTCTAGTTCCGCTCCTCCGGTGATCCTCTCGCGCTGGTAGTTGTAGAGGCCCTTCACCGCCGATCCGTCTTCGTACTTCTGTTCAAGCCTGGACTGTGAAGTCCTCGACGCCTGGTTTGCTGTGTCCCGCTGGTATGTTGCGAGCCCGCGGGTCTTGTCTATCCCACCCCTCTGTGCGGCCGCGTTCTGCGTCATTTCGGCGTTGATGACCGTGGCCAGTGCGAGGTCTTCCTTTGCTCCGCTTGCGCCCATGGAAAGGGCAAGCTCTCCCGAATTCCTCGCGTTCTGAACGAGCCCCGACGTGTACTGTTCCTCTGCGGCGAGCTGCTCCATGTACGAAGATTGCGCGCTGGCTGTCGAGTTGGCGTTCCTGGCTGCCTCGAGATCCTGCGCCCCCAGGTAGTCGTTCTCCATCGAGCCCACCAGCTGCTTTTCCATGGTGTTCAGGTTGGTGTCGCGCTGGTAGTTGGTCTCGGCGATCGCCTGAGTCGCCTGGTCCCTGGTATCTTCCTGCTTTTGCTGGTTGTTGTATATCGAGCCTGCGACGGATGCGGTGGCTCCAATGACCGTGAGTGCCAGCCCGGTCCAGAATATGAAGTCGTCAATTATAAAAATAGCTAACGCATCACTTGTCTCGGGTATGGGGATGCGTGAAATAGCAAACACCAGGGCGGTGGCTATCAGCCCCTTGATCCGTTCTCTTATGTTTTTCATCTTCAACCCCCCGCGTCTATCTCTGGCGCGATCGCCAGAATGGTAAGGTCGAGCGGGTCTTCCTGCTCGACAACGATGGCCCCTTCGGTGTCCCAACTCCCGAACACGTCAACCATGTAGTCTCCTGAATACGGCCCGGTGAACCCAGCCAGCTCCATCGTTCCTCCGTCGTACCCTACTGAGAACGGGTGCGAGTCGAGAAGGCGAAGCGCCGCGCGTACCACGGTCTTGGCGCGCATCTGCGCCGTGCCGAGCCTTGCTTGAGCGTTGAGCGGCATGGTCTTGAACCTGAACGGTGCGCGCACCCCTACCTGTACGGATGCTCCGTCTGGAACTCCGAGCGGTACCGGTGCGGCTCCAGCGGCTACATTGATCGAGTATGCGGTCCCGTTGTACACAAGGCATGCGGTCCCGTTGAGCCGTGCGATGCCTGTTACCTGGCTGGCTGCTACGGTTACGGTTGCGGCTGAGTCCAAGTGCCCGGTTGTCCCGAACATCGGGCCGAGCCGTTCCAGCCGTCTGGCTCCTCCCCTGTTGATCGCCGCATACACTGTGTCAGTTCCGCCTTCTGGAATGACCGCGATGCTCTCTACCAGCCCCGCTCCGTGCACCACATTGAACCAGGCCGCGAGGTCGTACAGCCGGTTGAAGCTGCAGCCGGCCGCGGTTCCGTCCTCGCGCGTGATCCACAGGATGGGCATGGATCCGCCCTGATAGTCCATCTCGCTTGCGCCTGCTTCCAGGATGTGGTCGGCAAGTGCGGTCATGTTCGGGCTCTGGTACGCTTCCGGTCCGGAGTCGTACAGGTATTCCCGTGCGCTCTTGCTGTCGGCTCCAATGAACACGAGCGACGAGTTTATGAGGATCGGCTGTATCGGGGCTCCCCCTATGGAACTCTGCCGCTTGCAGGTGAACGTCACGGCGTTGGCTCCGCTCGGTATCACCCGTTCCCCGGTATTCGTCCCCACAATGAGGTCTCTGGTGCTGGCCAGCCACAGGATGGTCTCGTTGGTGGATCCTGCGATGGCTTTCTTGAGCGCACTGGCGCTGGTCACAACGTTCTTTACGGTGGTCACGTCGGCAAGTTCCGCGATGGTGGGATCCGCCCATCCGTCTATCAGCGTCACGTCTGTCCCGGTGAGGATAGGCGCAATGGTGACGGCTATGTTCGTTGCCCCGATGGACTGGATCTTCGTCCGTCGCTCGGCCCGGCTCATGGTATTGGTCGCGCTCGTCGCCGTGGCGTTCTGCGAGACGGTTATGCTGTTCGCTCCGAATCCCTGGATGGTGCAGACCGGGATGCTCTGCCCACTGATCGATTCACCTGCCTCGAGCTGCGCGATCACCCCGCTTGATACGCCGGTTATGACGTTGCTTCCTATCGTGGTCGCCCCTACAAAAGTGACGGAATCCTTGGAGACGATCCCAGGCCCAGTGATCCTGTCTCCCACCTTGAACCCAGCTATCTCTTCCGGGGTAATCCCGGTGATAGTTGCGTTTCCTGTCGCGGTGGTGGCGGTGAACTCGTTGTATGGCTCCCGGTACTGCCTGGACGTCGATTCGATCGTCTCGTAGTAGGTGAAGTCTCCGTATTCAAACGGTTTTGATGCCCATATCCCTTGAGGATCGTTGTCTGTCCTGGCGAGCCAGAGCCGGCCGTCGTGGAATGCTACGGCGTGGGGGTAGTTCCCTGCTCCCTGGAATGGAAGTTGACCGGCGATCCCCGTGATGGCGAGGTCTGCAAACTCGAACGAGTCCAGCGCTGTCATGGACAGTACCTTGGTCTGCGTCGCTCCGCCGCTCGTTATGTACAGCGATGCTTCGTTCTGGGCAAACTGCAGCTTCTTGACGGTGGATTCCTGCCATGTGGTGGTTATCTCCACTGGGGTTCCTCCGCCGACGATGCTGTTGCTTCGCCAGAACCGTATGTACAGCGGCCCGATCTCGAGGACGTAGGAAACGGTCGGGGAAATGATGAACTCGTGCAGCCGGACCTTGCCGGTGCCCTTGAAAGCCCCTACGTCGAGGAACCCGGGGCGATAGGTTATCCCGCCCGGAAAGAACGGGATTCCGTTGATGATCTCCTGCGCGCCGCGGTAGTACGCCTGCAGGTCAAAACGGCCCAGGAGCCGCCTTGAAAGCTCCCCCTGGGTCATATCTGTCAGGACCTGTCGCTGCAGGCTCACGGGCGGTACCTCGTGTCAAACAGGCCGGGTGCCCACTCCTCGCTCGGTGGCGGGCCTTGCCTCTGCTCCTGGCGGGCTCTTCCGGCTGCCTGGTCTGCGAGGTACGCAGCCGCCTGGGCAAACGCCACTTCATTCTCGTGGCTCCCGGTAATCGGGTACGAGAAGGCGCTGGCCACTTGTGCGATGACGACTTCCCGCAGCAGTGGATCGTACAGGGTGTCGTCTTCCTCGTCGGGAATATAAAGCAGGGCTACTTCTGGCGAGTCCGCGTACAGGACCCCTCGCTCGATCTCGCTGTGTACGGGCTGCCCCACGAGGTCCTGGGTGTCTTTCTTGAGTATGTAGTCCGCCGGGATCCCATAGGCATACGAGAGCCCCGTGTTGTTCTCTGTCGGAAGGTTGGCGATCACGTCGTAGCGGAACTCCCAGGTCACGGTTCCGTCTGTAACGGTGCCGATGCCAGGCCATGCCGGCTCTGTCTGGTCGCTGGTTCCTGCTACCGTGCATTCAAAGACCGCGCCTGCGGCTACGATCCTGTCCCCGGCTGCCCATTCTGTCTCGGCTGCCCATTCGTCTTTTGTGAGCCTCACCCGGTTAAGGATGCAGGTCCACATGCCCATGCGCAGGGCTGCTCGGCGCGCTGCCGGGTAGAATCGCGCGGCGATGGTCTGGACCTTACCTACCGGGTTCTCGAGGTCGGCCGTCTCAGGGATTGGCTCCATCGAGTGGTTCTTCGCCAGGGCCGCATTGCAGATATCTATCGCCGACATGGCTCCTCCTCTGTATTGGAAAAGGGGAGCCGCGTATCGGCTCCCCCTGAAAATCAACTATGCGCTTGGGCTACTCCTTGTCCTTGCCCTTCTCCGGATCCTTCTTGTCCTTGCCCTTCTCCGGATCCTTCTTGTCCTTGCCCTTCTCCGGATCCTCCTTGTCCTTGCCCTTCTCCGGATCCTTCTTGTCCTTGCCCTTCTTGGGAACGTCAAAGTTGGCCTGAGCAAACGACGTGTTCTCGTCTACGTCATACGTCTTGCCTTCTTCGTAGAGACGGCCCCTGGTGCTGTCGAAGCACCGCCTGATGCATGTTGCGTCCACGCTTCCTCCTTAGAACGCCGCGCGGCCCGGAGGTCCGGCGACTACGTTGATATCATGGGTCCCTGCGGAGAACACCCCCACGCCGATTGCCCTGGCTCCCAGGTAGCGCTTGGGGATGTCCGCAGGAATCTCCGGTTCCCATATCACGGTGTCAGCGGTAAGCGCCGCCGTCAGGACGGCACCCTTGGAGGCCAGCACCGTCACGTTCGTGGCTCCGGCTCCAGCGGTGTCGGTCCACGGAGTGTCCGAGCAGATGATCTGGAACTCCACGCTGGTTCCGCCGATGTAGGCGTTGCCTACGCGGAACTGCATGCGGCCGCGTTCCTGGGGGATGGTTTTGCCCCTGACGTGGCCCAGGTCGATATTGTCCGTGGAGTAGTACGTCGCGGCCGCCCGGACGCTGGCCTGGGCGAGTGCGATCTGCAGGCTCTTGTCTATCTGTCCCATGATCTAGCTCCTTTCTTAGCTGAAGACTACGGGCGACTCGGTGTTGAGGATCGCGTCCGAGCGCTTGAAGGGGATCCCGTTGTACCGGACTACCGACCTGTTCTCGGTCAGCTGGTCCATGGTCAGGGTTCCGGTCACGTTGCGGCGCAGCTGCTTGCGCAGGAGCGCTTCGACGCGGCTGTTGCAGTAGAATACCGGCCGGCCCAGCCCGAGGTTCGGTATCAGCGTGATCGCGTCGTCCAGGGCGTCGAACAGGTTTCCCGTGGTCGGGTCGGCCGTGATCGTTCCGAGGTCGATGTTGCAGACGCGCACGTTGTAGCGCCAATCGCGGACCACCATGCCCAGGTCCCACTTGTAGTGGGTCCTGAATCCCTGGTACTTGCCCTTGGCGTCGTCCTCGAGGGTAACTTCGCCCAGGTCCTGGTGGCTCAGGCCGAGCGTAGAGCCCTTGGGGTAGGTCCCGTGCGTGGTGTTCTCGCCCCACACGACGAGCCAGATGGAGGTCTGGTCGTTGCCGCTGGCACCCGCTACAACGGGTACGATGTTGGAGCCGATCTTGTCGCGGTTCGCCCAGCGGTCGGTGTAGCCAGCCGCGTACCTGGGAGCGAGCCCGTTGAACTTGGCGGGATCCACCTGGCGGTTGCCATAGAACATCGCAGTCGCCATCTCCTGGTTCATCTTCTCCAGGAATGCCCTATCCTCGGAAAGCCTGAACGCCGCGGTGTTGCCGTTGAGTTTCACCAGGTCCTTGTCGACTTCGGCGTATGCTTCGAGCATGCCGCACTCGTCGGTTACCTGGGTGGTCGTGGACTTGCTGGGCTGAACACCGTAGTTCAGCAAGCGCCAGGTCGCGCTCGGCAGGCCGGTGCGGATCGTGGTCTTGTGCCCGGTGGGCAGGTTGCCTTCGATCGTCACCATGTCCTCGAGGGTCTGGTTCGTCTGCGCGAGCAGCTCGATGATGGTGGACTCGACCTTGTTGTCGGGTCCGAGCCGCGACGCCAGGTCTATGTACGTCGGGAAACGCAAATCCTTAGTAGCCATGCTTTATCCTTTCATGTTCGGATAGAGGGTTTCGGCAGGGTCCTGGGATGCACCGCCCGGCGCTCTCCCGGATGCCTTGTCCTCTATCGTCATTGTTCCGACCCAGTGAATGAGCCGGACGAAGCTTGCCATGTTCCCCATGCCGGTGGCAGCCGCATCGGCTACGATCGCCTCCGAATTGGGGAGCGCCTTGAGCCCGCGGACGAATACTGCCCGCTGGGCTGCGTAGTCCTTGCCCCATTCCTTCTTAAGCTCTGCCTCGACGGATGCCTTCTTTTCTGCGGTTTGCGTGTTGAAGGCTTCCACGGCCTTGATTGCGCGCTCTCCTGCCAGCTTGAACATCGCCGCGGCCTGCTCCTGGGTCATCTTGAGGCTGTGGGCCAGTGTTTTGTATTCATCGAGCTGCGCCGCGTCTATTTTCATTTTCGGGTCAGCTTCGAGCTTGTAGTCTGCAGGGGTCTTGGGATACTCGGGGGCCTTGATCCCGAGCTTTTCGAGGATCGCAGCTCGTTCTTCCTCGGTGGCGTCCTTCCCCGGAACGGGTACCATGCTGCCGATTTTCTCCTCGAGGTCGATGCTGGCTTTGAGCGCATCGTCGAGCGATTGGTGCTTCGACGCATACGCCATGAACCGCGGGTCGGCCCGAGTCTCTTTCGACGCGGAGGTAGTCCAGTTCGGGAGCGCAGCCGGCGGTGTGGTTTTATCCTTTGCCGGAGGTTGCGCAGGGGCCGCTGCGGGCGGCTGCTGTTGTGTGTGGTCTGCTGCCAGTTCGGTTATGAGGGAAGAACCCCCAGCTCCTGGAACTTCATCAGGCATCGTTATGCTCCTTGGTGCCAATATTCAGCAGCGCCGTTGTGACGGCGAGGCTGTCTCTGGTTAGTCCGATCCGGTCCCGGAGGAGGATCGTTGCGTAGTTCTTGAGCGCTACTTCCCGTTCTGATCCGGCCTGCATGTTGTACTGCATGTCGTCCAGCATGACGGTCAGGAAGATCGCGCCTTCCGGTGTTGAAAACAGCCGGCGTCCGATCTCGCGGATCTTCTCTTCCTGCTCCCTTGCCGGTAGTTCCTTGAACCATACCTCCATTCTGGTCATTGCCTTCATGCTACGGCTCCTTGCGCGGCTGCCTGGGCCATTCCTTCGAGCGGGCTGCCCTGCTCTGGTTTCTTCCCGAGCTTGTCGGCGTTTGCCATCATGGCCTGGTCCTGTTCTGCCTGCGCTTGCTGCTGGGCTGCCTGCTGCTGGGCTTCGAGCCGCATCTTGCGCATCGTCTCCACGTCTTTCTTCTCACGGATCACGGAGGCAGGGCTGCCGGCGCTCTCGAGCCCTTCGACCATGAGGTTGTCCGAATCCACCCAGTCGGCAGCGGTCGGGAACATGGACATGACTCCCTGTGCGTATGCCATCGCCGCGTTGATGCCGGTGGTCTGGTAGTACCTCTGCTGCAGCTGTGCAAGGAATCCCTGGTATTCGATCTTGAGTATCGCCGAGTCCCCTGCCTGCTGAATGGCCGGGGGAGGGGGAGGGAGCTTGCCGGCGCGCGCCAGGATGTTGAACGTCCTCCTGACGGCTACCTGCAGGACTTCGCGCTCGTACCGTCCCGTTGTCGGCCCAAGGACGGAGGCTTTCTCGCCGGTCCGCTCTATCACTTCCCTGGCGGTCATTTGCCGTTCCATCTGCTGGAGCATCTGGTACAGCGGTATGTTGTAGTGGGCGTCGATCAGCGCGTCCTGGCGGTCCTCGTTGTCTTTGGTAATGGGATAATTGGCACCGATCGGTACCGGCTCCATGGTCTCGTCTTTCTTGTCTCGGTAGATATGGTGCCCGGGGAGGAGTGTGTCCTGCCCTTCGAGCGCCTGGTCCACCATCATCGTCGGGTCTGCGATAAGGTTGCCCAGCCGGATCCGGCTCTTGGTCATCTGGTTGCCGACCATCAAGTCTCCCAGCGCGTTGTGCGTCGGGCTCCGGCCGTATTCCTCGCCTGAATTCTTGGAGTACCGCCACACCGCGTATGGGAACTCCCAGTAGCCACCGACGTCCAGGATCTCGCCTTCGGCTGAATCGTACCAGATGGACATGAAGCCCATCCTCTTGTCAAAGCCTCGCTGCGCGAACGGGTACAGCGATTCCTCAAACGGCCGCACCAGGTGGTGCACGGAGTCCCAGGCGTACGGGTTTGATTTCGCGGCGTCTCTCCGGCGGTCTGATATCCTGTCCTTGCCGAACCTGGTTTGAATGGCAAGCGCCGACATGGGTATCTCTTCGAGGAGCGTGTCGACCTCTTCGTATGCGTTCTCCGCTATCCATGTCGAGAGCGGGTGCCGGGCCAAATACGCCGGCCGGCCCTGGGTCACTTCCTCGATGTACATGGTGGCGGTTCCGGTAACGAATCCGTCCGGGGTGACGGTGCCGAGCCCTTCGTAGAAACCTGCGCGGCTCATGACGGCGTACAGCACCCGCTCGCAGACTTCAAGCCAGTCAGCGACGCCATGCTCTTTCATGAGCGCGATGTCCTCAAACTGCAGCTTGGCCCACTGGCTCCTTCGGTTGGCTGTGTATCCCTGGAATCCGGACGATGCCGTCACGACGTCGAGCGCTGCCCTGTTGTTGTAGTTGACCTTCGGGCGTTTGTCTTTCCCCTGGTCGGTCCTCGGGTCAAAGAGCCTGGACGGCATGGCAAATTCCATACTGTCCTTCCACAAGGGCTCCCAGCGGAGCCTCCTGTCGATCATCGATGCGCACTGGCTCTTTACGAGTTCGACCTCGGGGCTGCTCACTGGCGTTTCCCGTACAACACGTCAGCTGGATCCTGCCCCTGCTTGAGCGCTTCGTCGCGGGAAAACACGGGCTCATTGCCTGAGCCGGCCGCGGCTTCGGGGATGTACTTGGAAGTGTCGGGGACTCCGTTGACGATGGGGTTCACGAATCCGCCAATGTCTGACGGCTGGTATTTATTCTTTGCTTGCTGGTTTTTGTCTCCGGCAGGGATCTCCCCTGCGGCTTCGGTAGTAAAATCCATGCTGCTTCCTTTCTGTGTAATTAAGAAGTCGAGCCCGCCACGGATGGACGAATGGCGGGCTCGACAAGTGGTTCGGCTTGGTCTCCCTCACGAACCTGCATGGATTGGCACACGAACGGATGGTAGGGCCGGAGGTCCCCACTGGTTCGGATTGTAGCGCGCTTATTGCGCGCTGTCAAAGCCCCGCTCTCAGTTCGTCGTAACTGTTCTGTTTGTACGTTGGTCTTTCCGTTGGTGATAATCGCTCTCTGACCCTCAATCGCCGCGGGTTCAGCACAAACTCGCTCATGAGAGCATACCTGGATTCGTCATAGCAGTTGGAAACCAGGAGCCCGTCCGCGAAGTATTCATGTGTCTCTTCGACGCTTAGGTCGTGAACGGTTCGCGTAGTACCCT